TAATATTTGTTTGTTCAGAAGATGTAGGTTTTAAAGTTTGCCAAGCAGAACCTGTGTAATTTTTCATTACATTATCTGAAGAATTAAAGTATAATGCTCCAGTTAATAAAGCATTACCATCGTTGTCGACTGTTGGATCACTTGCTTTAGCACCTAAATATCTATCGTCAAAACTATCAAAAGAATTTGCAGCATTAGTTGCACTCGTTGCAGCACTACTTGCTGAAGTGGATGCTTCATTTGCTTTCGTTGTAGCTGTTGATGCAGATGTCGCTGCTTCTGCTGCTTTTGTTGTTGCCGTACTAGCAGACGTAGATGCTGAACTAGCTGATGTCGTTGCACTTGCTGCGTCTACAAGTAAATCATATTTTGCAGAATTTGCGTTAGTTGTTAAAGGTTGTGAACCTGATGCAGTATGTGCTGTGTTTACTAAAAAAATATTATTTGTTGAGGTATCTTTAACTATGTCTCTAGCATTATAATCTGTACCAGATGACCAATTTCCTCTGTTTGTACCAAGCTCTTGGGTAACTGTTAGTTCACCATTAGCATCAAATCCTAAAACTTTACTAGCTCTATCTGTTGCACCCACAGCAAACTCTGTAGAGGTCATAGTATTTGTTCTTGAGAGTTTTATAGATCGATTCAGTTCTTCTTGAACTTGTTGTGTTGTCATGGTTGCACGATCCAAACCCTCTTCGTGTGTCTCCGCAGGGAATGGATCATTAGCGATATAATCTATCGCTTGGGTTTGCGGGACATTCCTAATTAAAACAACTGTCTCTGAAGCAGAAGGAATATTGCCTGAAGTAAATACGACATTACCTCCTGAAGCACTACCTACACCTGTTACTGTATAATGAGTTGTTAAACTTTTGGTTGTCTCTGTTCCTGTGGATGATCTTATAATAACTTGTATGTCTGTATTGGCAAAGATCTTAAAACCATAAACAAAGGTGTCATTACTACCATTGCCTGAATATGAATTTTTTACTGTTGTTGATGATACTGTCATATTAGTTCTCTATATTCCTTTTAATCATTTGATTCAATGCTTTTATTCATGTTTTCTAATGCTCTTTGAGCAGTCTTAATCATCACTAAATAATGAGCATCTATCAAATCTCTTTTCTCATCTGCTGTATATTTTTTATTATTATATATGTTTCTTATAATAAAGTTAAGGTCTTTTATAGCATCAGCATAAGGAATTAACTGCAATCTATTTTTTCCTTTTATACTTTTTCTTAATTCTTCAGATTCTAAAATCTTACCTTCTTTTTCTAAAGCATCTATCTCATTTACTATTTTACTTATCTTATTATATTCTTCATAAAAATCTGTAATATATTGAGAATTAGCATCTGGATATTGTGCTGTGAATGCTCTTATAACTGGCATTTTTGATAAAGGTTGAGTAGGTAAAATAGGGTCTTTAATCATACCGCTTTCAATTAATGCTTTATCAGATAATTGTACTAAATATCTTCCTATTGTACCTGTCCATTGTCTGGCAAAGTTATCAATAATAATAGGATTGTTAAATTTAGTATCTGTACCAATTAATTTATAAATTCCATTGGCAAGTATTTTTGCAGTTTCAGAAGTGTATGTTGTGTATTGCATTTTGTTTGGTAAATTTTTTTCTATATAATGTGGAACTAAAGGTCTACCTTGAAACCAACTAACATTAAATCCACCTTCAATAAATGGCATAGCAAATTGAGGTGTTGGAACAAATCCTTTACCTACTTTAAATAAATAATCAGTAAACCAACCATCTAATTCTTTTTTAGTTTTGTTATCTTTATTATAATTTGTTTCTAAAAAAGATTCAGTTAATGCTTTAAATGTAACTCCAATATCAAAAGGTACAGGAATTTTATGAACAATTTTATTTTTACCTTCTCCACTTGTTGTTAACCAATAATTTCTTTTAACCCATTCTGGTTGAGCTTGTATTGCAGGATCATCTTTTCCTAAAAACCAAAATAATGCACTTGGTCCTATAATTGCTCCACCAATAATCAATGTTGTTCTTGTTGGTCTTTGTTTGAATGTATTATATACTTTATCAAAACCTTGAACCATAGCATTATAGAAAGCAGAAATTTGATTAAGTCCTCTCATTTTTGCTCCCATTCTTCCAAAGTCTAAAGTTATATCTCTTGATTCAAAACCACCTCTTTTAATAGCTTGTTCATGTGTTAATCCTCTTTTAATAGAAGTATCGTAAGCTCTTCTAAATTCTGAAAGTCTTGTAGCATTTTCAAAAGTTTCGGATATTACTCTTAATATTTCTATGGGATTTTCTGCTTTGTTTCTAATAGGTCCTTTATTTAAAATATCAAATGCAGGTTTGTCAAATACAGCTCTATCTACTGAAAGCATAGTTGATTGCATACCACCAGACTTTAACCAATACTCATAATATTTTTGAGAATTTTTATTTATACCTGTTCTACCAGCAATAATATCAAACAATCCTCGCATAGAACTAACCACAGGAAAAAAACCATACTTACTATAAAGAGCAGCTTGAACTGTATCTCTTAAAAAGTTTGCTCCAACAAAATCAAAAGCTAAAGTAGCACCAGCTCTTAACCAACGAGCAGGATGTCTAGCAATACCAATAAATAAATTACCAGCATCTCTTGGATTAAAATCTTTCATTGCATCAGCAAGTTCTTTTCCTACTTCCCATACTTCATATTTGCCATTACGAAATACAGCAACGGAATCATCTCCTACTTTATCAAATTCTTTTCTAAAAACTTTTAAGTTGTCAATTAATTTTTTACCTGCTTGTGTATTGTTGTCAAATTTTTTCATATTTATTCCTAAATCCTCTAACTCTTTTACATTTAATTTAGTAGATTTAGTGATTGTTTTTTTATTAATATCTGGAAATGATTTTTTATTAGCTTCAATTAAATTAAAGAAAGATGTTAGTGCAGCATTTCTTTCTACTTTTTTTATAATATTAAAAGTATTAGAATAAGTAGTTGCCACAGGATCAATAACCTGTCTTTTTGAACCAGTCATTCTTTTAAAAGGATTAGATACTCCTTGAATAAAACCTTTATCTTTTAAAGAAGATTCTACAACTCTAGCAAATGGTATATAATCTTTGTTTAGTTCAATCATTGCATCAAATGCTTCTTCAGTTAAGAAACCTTTATCTCTTGCATATTCTAATACTCTTCTATTATAATCTGTTAATTCTTTTTGAACTTTATCATATTTTTTAATTAACTCTTTATTGTTAACTACTTCTTTTGCTGCTTTTAAATCAAAGCCAGTTGTAATTCCTTGTGATTCTTTTTCTAAAACTCTTTTAGATACAGCATAATTAGCAAACTCTGCTACAGTTTGTTTGTTTTTTAAATCTCTTGCTGATCTTGAGATACTAATTTTTTCTGGAAGTCCTACTACTGCAAAATCTTTATTTATTAAAGGTTCAAATACTTGTTTATAGGATTTTCCGTTTGTTTGTAGTTTAGCATTTTGAGTTCCTACTTCTATAAAAGTACCACCTAAATTTTCTACACCTAATAATGATCTAAATTCTTCATAAACATTTAAAGCATCTTTAGTATTTTTTGTATTTTGTACTCTTGATATTAATATTTTAACAGGATGTAATCTATCAATAGAATTTTTAACAAAAGAATCTTTAACAGCTTCAGCTTTTTCTTTTGTAGTTACTATAGCTTCTGGTTCGTCAAATCTAATATTATCATTTATTTTTTGTTCAGCTTCTGTTTTAAATTTTAATCCTTCTTTAAAAGTATCAGGTTTTAATGTTATATTTTTATCTCCACCATAATATCTAGGATTTTGATTAGTGGTACTTGCCGCATCTTCTAAAACAGTTTTATTAATAATCATGTCATCTGCAAACTCTGTCATCGTTCTATCATTTTTAGTTATAATATCTTTAGATTTTTTTATCGCTGCACCACTAAAGTTAAACAAACCAAATAAAAATAAACTATCTTGCATTTGTTCTTTACTTGGCATTTCTCCATGTATAATTGCACCTATACCCTCAAAGGCAGTAGCTTGTGCTATAGTTTTTTTAAATCCACCTGTAACTAAACCACCAGTTTTAGTTGCTGCATAAATTTGAGCAGCTTCAGTTGCACCAGCTTTAATGCCTTCTTCTGTCCATATCTTCCAAAATTCTTGAAAACCATTTACCTCATCATTCTGTAATGCTTTTAAATATGTTTCTCGTAAAGAACCTGCAACAAACGCACCCGCTGCTAAACTAGCATCAGGTTTTCTTGTAGCAAGAGTTCCTGCTATTGTGGGTACTGCATAGACAGGTAAATCTTTAACTAATCTTGAAATGTTTGTAATGTTTCTTTCTAAAAATCCAGTATCATCTGGTTGTTCTGTTGTGTAAAGTTCTGGCATTTTATCTCCACGAACATAAGATTGGTGTAAGTCATAAATACCAGCACCCCAACCTCTTTGCCAATATTTTCCAGGTTCAAAAACTTCTCCAACTAGAGCTTCTTTTTGCTTTTGAATAAAGGGAGTATCATCGCTTTGTATTTCTAATTCTTTTAATTTTGCATAAACACTTTCGTGTTCTTCTCTACCTACCTTTAAAATATTTTGCCAAGCATTTCTAATAGGTGTAAGGTTAAGTTCTTTTAAACCAAACTCTGACAATATTTCATCAGATTGAAATCCTGCTTCAGTTAATTTTTTTATTTCTTCTTGTTTAAATGATTCAATTTCTGTTTTAGAAAAACCAGCTTCTTCAAAACTTTTTATTTCTTCTGCCAATGAAGCCATTATTTTTCCTTTGTAAGTTCTCTAAATTCTTGTATTGTTAATTTTCTACCTAATTCTTGTTCTTTTTGTTCTCTTAATGTTAAACCTTCTTCAATAACAACCTTTGTATTTTTTTGTATTTCCTCTCTAATACTTAAAAAAACATCATTAGCATCAGGAAGAAAAGTATAAAAATCATACCCAATAAAATTTTTATTTCCTTTGGTAGCTTTTAATAATTGATCTGAAGGTATACCAGCTTCTAGACCTTGAATATATCTATTGTACATTGTGTATTTGAATTGATTTAATCTTTCATCTTTACTTTTATCTAATGGTTGTAAAGCAACACTACCAGCTACTTGATCTTTAAAGTTATCTATAAATTTAAAAAATGCTGTATGATTTTCTTTAAATTTTGGTTGATTAGATATTGCTAAAAGATTGTTTAAATATTTAACATCAGTAATAGTAGTCTCTGATCCTATTCTTTCTAATATACTTTTACCTTCTCCACTTTCACCAGTTAATAAAAATTTATCTGTAATAGTATTTACTTTATCATTAATAATAAGTTTAATAATGTCATCATTTTTTTCAAAATTAGATAATTTATTAGCTGATCCATTAGCTACTTTTTCATTCATAATAGTAAATTGTTCAACTGCTGATGTGTTAACACCAAATATTCTTTCTAAATTTTTTTTATAAGTTGGTTTACTTTTTTCCATGTTATCAAAAATAGCTTTACTTTCTAAAGCAGTATCAACTTTAACAATTTCTCTTTGAGTAAGTATAGCTATATTTCTATCTGACCGAACTCCTGATGCTTTAGTTTGATATGCTTTTTCAAATTCAGTTCTTTCTTGTGGATTTAAACTTTTAAAAATATTTTGCAACTCTTTGTTATTACCAAAAGTTTTATTTTTAATTTCTTCAATAGCTATAGTAAAGTCTCTTGGATCAGCATCTAAAGGAACATCTAAAGGTGATAATAAAATGTTAAATTTTTGTTCTTTAATTTTTTGATCTGCTACACCATTTAATTTTAATAATTCACCAGCAGGAACATCGTCAAATGCACCTTGTTTTAATGATAATTTAAAATTATTAGGTTGATTATTAGCCATAGATGTTGCTAAAAATTCAGAACCTTTTTCACTATAGGCTTTAATTAATTGTTTTTTTACACCACTATCATATTCTGGGTTAGTATTAATTATTCTTGCCATATTATCTTTAAATGCTGGTAGATACATTGGTCCTAACTCTTTTAATAATAAACTTTCTTTAACAAAAGTATCATCAGTAATTTCTTTATTTTCTTTAATTAAATTTATTCTTGATTCTTTTATTGCTTCTCTTTTTAATAAACCTGATGTTGCAGAAAATTTTGCATTAATAGCTTTTTTTTCAAAATTGTTTAAATTTTTAAATTTATTATTTTTATGATACTGATAAAGTTTGTCTACTTCTGTATCGTAATACTCAGATGCTTCTGTAGGATTATTTTTTTGTTTTGCTTCACTAGATATAGTTAACCAACCTTTTTGACTAACATTTCCTTGAGCATCAAATTGATCTTCATAAAAATCATTAATAGCTTTATAAGATTTATTATTTGCTTCAGTTGTTTTTTCTTGAATATAGCTATCTCTAATAAAATTACTAACAGGTTGTAATGCACTAGCTGGAGTTTGATTAACATTAAGTTGAACATTACTTTTAATACTGGGAGTTGCTGTAGTTATACTTCCTGTAGATTGATATGTTGGTATTTTTGGCATAATAATTATCCCTGCATCTTTAATAAACTTGTTCCTGTTTCACTAACAGTTCTTAATTGTGCTATTCTTGCTTCTTGTCTAGCCATTTGACCTTTAATTCTAGAAAAATTTGCATCTTCAAATGCTCTAGCTTTTCCTATCTCTGTATCATATCGCATTTTATCTTTTTCAAGTTCAGCTTCATACAAATTAGATAATCTAATATTAGCTGCACTTCCTCCTTGGGTAACTCCAGACTTAGCTGTGTTAACAATAACACTTCCTTTAAGTTCTCTTAATTTTTTTTCAAATGTAGATAAATCTAATGTTAGTTTATCATCTAATATTTCTGCTTGTTGCTCTGCTACTTGAGCATTACGATTTTGTACTCTTTGATTAAATTTACCATAAGCACCTTGTTGTTTATATTGTGCTGCTCCTATTGCTGCTACTACTGCTCCTTGCCAACCCATTTAAAAAATCCTCGCATATCTGAAGTGATCTGAACCATCAAAACCATAATGTTTCATCAATCCTTCGTTTTGTAAACCAAGCCATGAAGCAAACTTTAAACCTATTTTAAAGTCAGCTCTTACAGCTGTTTGTACTCTTTTTAT